TGGATTCTGGGTGGCTTTGTCTACAATGACAAATAAACTTGTTGCTATGACGCCTGCGGCAGTAACATGCGCACCTACCACTGCTGCTTTCTTTGTTATAGAATCATTTGGTTCATTTTCATTTTGATTTTGTGAAACAGAAGTCATTTGAATTTCTGTTCTTTATATTATTATTATTATTAATATTATTATTATTATTATTATTATTATTGTATATTCTTACTATTATAATTCTTGAGATTCGCGATATTCTTTAGATTCGCGATATTCTTTTTTATCAACGCACACGTCCATACGATACCCATTATATGAATGATGGCGACAGACAATTGTATTCCGATCGTATGATCAAAGTAATAAGGCCGATTATCATAAAATAATATGGAAATTCTGAAAATACGAAAATAAAAATACCAGATAAGTTGGAAAACGTCGAAGACTACGGTAATTGTTTTATGGTTCGGGTATTCTTTGCGTAAATGATAAGACGTATATAACGTAACATTAGAAATCTCGGCGAAGTAGTAGGCGTATAATATTTTGTCCGCATATATACTCGTGAGTGTATGATGCAACATATACAATCCAATCATATGATGAAAGACATAAACCACGTGGTTCTGGGGTGGGGGTTGACGCTTTATGGTTGCGTTATAAATCGTCTGTAATATGTATATCAAATCGTAGATAAAATATCCGATGCTTACGTGGATGGTATACTTCATCGCGAGTTTGTCGTCGTGATTGAATTGATACTGAAGAAGGTAGAGAGAACAATGAATCGCGCTTACTATATTATTGGCAAGACCCGGATGTTCTTTGTATTTACGAACTTCGGTGGTAATCGTGTGCCAAAAGGCGATGATAGGGAGGAGATATTCGATGTGAATCATACGGAGTCACGGAGTTCACGGAGCGAATGCGGAGTTCACGGAAGTATGATATATAGATTCATTTGTGTTTATATATCATTATGTTCAATTCAACAACCAATTTATGGTGACATTGTTAAATAATTCGCGATATTACGTTTGGCTAACTTACATGTCCACGCGACCCCCATTGTATACAAAATTACAATCATACATTGACTCGTTCGAGAGAATTCAAAGAATCGATGTTCATTGTGATAGAGCAATATTGAAAACTTGTAGATGCGATAATACGAATACCACAGAAGTTGGATAAATTCAACAAACGAAATCAGTGTTTTGTGTGTGCGGTATTCTTTGTGTAAATGATAGGATAGGTATAACATTAGATTGGATGCTTCAAGAAAGTAGTATGCTTCTAGTAAAGGGTCCATATTATAACTCGTAAGCGTATCGTATAACAAATAAATTCCGATGAGATGATGGACGATGTAGGGTGCGCGTTTTTGAAAGTGATGGGCGGTCAGCGAGGACGAGGCCGATGCCGACGCCGACGCCCGAATACACTGAATTATATAGAATAAATCATAGATATAATATCCGATACTTGCGTGAATCGTATAATTGAATATAGTGTTATAGTTATACTGAATCATATATAGAATCGAATGTATCGCACAAACGATATTATTGGCGACGGTGTGGTCGTGTTTGTATTTTCCGACCTCGGAGGTTATCGTGCGCCAAAATGCGATGAGAGGGAGGAGATATTCGATGTTGAGCATACTACGGAGCAAATGCGGAGGTCGTAATATACCTCATTAAATTGGGTTTATGTTTTATTCGAGAGACGCATCGGTTCCTTCTTTTCGATTGCGACCTTTTTCGCGACTTTCTTTATCACCTTGGCGATATTGCCTTCTTTATCTCCATCAGTGACGGCCTTGGAAAGTTTCATATAGCGTTCGTTCTCTCGAGTGTTGCTATTCATACAGCGCGGGTTGGCCTTCGCCCATTCGTTTACCAATGCTATATACTTATGTTTCATCGCAATTATCGCATTTGACATTTTCGGTCTATGCGTGGCTTCGCGCTCCCATTCATTGTTTTCTTTGACATAAAGAGTTTTGCGCTTGACGTCGCTACAATGGACGGGGCGTTTATATACGTCGGTCTTCTCGAGGTTGTTTATCAAAATGTTTGACATTCCTTGGACGTATCCAAGCCGTTCAACATTTTCCATATCGGTCATATTCAATTGGATGGAATTCACGAAATCCTTCATATTCATCGCGTGTTTACATTTCTCATTCAAGAAGAAGTTCAGACTGTATTGTTGGTTGTTGTTGTTGATAGTGTTATGGTCACCGTTTGATAATACACCGACGGATGAGCTCAATTGATGCGTTGTTGTTTGTGATTTTTTGGAAAGTTCAATTACTTGTGCTTGTAATTCCCGGTTTGTTTTCAGTAGTTCAATCATCATTTTCTTACATAACTGATTGTCGTTTCGCATATTCTGAATCTCGGATGGTGTTACTATCATATTTTCATTCGGAAACGTAGTTATTTCAAGCGTATCATCATTATGTGTGTAGATGCCATCGTTGTTGTATGTGTCACGTTCGGGTTCGGGTTCGGGTTCGGGTTCGGTTACAGTAACAGTTATGTTCTCTGCGTCATCTGCGTGACGGGGTGTGGATGTCGTATTCGCATTTGTATGTCCTACTATCATATTTTGTATGAATGCTGTGATTTTCTGATATTCACCTTGAATGATTGTTCGTAGTTGTGAATGTGTAATAAGATGTTCAGAAATACATTTTTTCTTGTGCCGACATAATCCCGAAAGATGGGAAAATGATTTATTACAATTGGGGCAAACTGACGGGGCGGGTTGTTGTAGAGTCGCGCCTACACCTGCCAGTTTTTGGTGTTTATACGTCTTACAATGCATATCAAAATTCGATTGTTTGGAGCATTTGAATTGACATTTTTCACAATACAAACAATTATTGCCATTGCCATTGACATTGGATATTGAATCTAAATGTGACCGAGATAGAGGTTTAATGCTATTCAATGTTCCATTTAATAATATAAAATATTCATATTCCTTTTTTCTTGCTTCATAACTGTTATTACATATACACGTTTCAACTACTTCCATATTCCAGTTATCCCATCCACCATTGTCTCGTATCACTTTATATAACTTAGTATTATAACTATGTGAATTTATATTCGTACAATCATTCTTATGACGTTTTTTTCTTTCAACAAAATTTGTAGTATGCCCGACATATACATCACTAATATTTTCATCTTTACACGTTATTTTATATATAATCGTATTTGAATAGTCAATGTCTTTTTTTGACATAATAATTATATAAATATAAATATTGTTATTATCTTTAAATAAAATTTATATGTATCCAACGTTACCCGGCGATTCAAGACAATTAATTAATGATATTTAATAAATTCTATGCGATTTAGTTGGGTAACACATTTCGTCTTTTCAAAAGTCCGACGCGCAAGGGATGAAATGGACATGTATCATACATCCAATGATACATCGGATATATCCGGATACATCGGATATATCCGGATACATACCCTGCGATACCTCCCGTATACACCATACTCAAATGATACATAAATATCCTAACCATTATGGTTTCATTTTTATTCATTTCAAACGAAATATTTTCGCGCCGAAAACACTTCGTTCATTCCTGTTTCATTCGATTCCCAATATCTCTTTCATCCGTTTATTTTCCGTTAAAATCATTTGAATCTGTTCGGAGGTGACGCCGCCATTTTCGCCATTTTCGCCACGGCAACTATTCCGATGTGTATAAATGGAGGTTCTCGATTTGAATACTTTATTACAATGGACGCATACGGTTGGTTTCTTCGGCGCGGGCGTGGGCGCGGGCGTAGTATCCGGCGGTGCTGGCGGTGGCGGAGGCGGAGGATAATTCTGTAAATGTTTCTGAGAATTCAAATGTCGCGTATAGTCCTTTTTGTTTCTTGTGATAAAGATACATCCTTCGCAATGATAGATTACGAGAGATCGGGGCATCTCGTGCTGGTTACATAATGTTGATAAAATATTCTGATGGAGGTGAACGAGCATAGCTCAAGGTATCTCCTTCGCGCTTCACGCTTCGTGCTTCGTGCTTCGCGCTTCGTGCTTCGTGCTTAGTCCTTCTCCACAGTCACTTGTTTCGCGACTCTTTTTATGACCTTGGCGATATTGCCTTCTTTGTCTCCATCCGTCACTGCCTTGGAGAGTTTCATATACTTTTCGTTCTCTCGAGTGTGGCTATTCATACAGCGCGGGTTGGCTTTCGCCCATTCATTTACCAAGTCCACTAACTTATGCTCTATAACAAGCAGAGCATTCGTCATTTTGGGATGGTCTTGGCCATCACGTTCCCACAGGTTATCATCATTAATGTAAAGTGTTGCCCGCTTGGCGTCGCTACAATGGACGGGACGTTTGTATACATCGGTTTTCTTGAGGTTGTTCAATATGATGTTTGACATTCCTTGGACGTAGCCAAGACGCTCTACATTTTCTACATCAGTCATATTCACCTGGATGGAATCCACGAAGTCCTTCATATTCATCGCATCCTTACATTTCTCATTGAGGAACGTCTTCATATTGAATGTATGGTTGTTGCTATTCGCACAGTTCGTGATTTGATTATTAGACAATCCAGTATTTTTACACAATTCAAGCATTTTACTATGTAATTCCGCATTTTGCTGAAACAAAGCCATCATCATATTCGTGAGGTTTTTGGCTACTTCTTCGGATACAGGAAATAAACATGATTGTGTATTGGGTGTTCTGGGTGGTATAGAATTGGATGTAGTTGCTAGCGAAGTTGTGTTATTAATGGTTATACACACAGGTGTATGTTTGTAAACACTAGTGCGGGACTTAAATAACTTATGACAGCAAGGACACAAATAACCATCAGGTGCCTTGATAGGTGTAATCGCTTTTCCGCCACCACTTAAGTGTTTCTCTGTCAAAATGTGACGGTTATAATCCCCTTTACACGTAGTTATAAAATTGCAAGGTTCGCAAACAAAACATTTTTTCTGTTTTTTATAAGATAACATATTAGACCCTGTGCGCATTAATGGCATACTACGTTTGACTTTCTTTATACATCGTATATTTTTTGCACGCTTTAATTTCTTACTCGATAACGGTTCCACGCTATTCAAATTCGCATTCAACGCAATAAAATGTTCCTGTTCCTTTTGTCGCGCTTCATTGAGGTCTTTACAATCATAGAATGCGATGATATTCATTGTCCAATTCGCCCATCCACCGTTATTTCGTATCACTTGATATACCTTACAATTATGATTCGGGTAGTTACTGTTCATACAAGATAACTCGTGGGATTTTTTACGTTGAACGAAGTTGATGGTATGCCCTACATAGACATCGTGTATATTGGGGTCTTTACACGTTATTTTGTAAATAATCGTATTGGAATAATCTTTATCGGGAATTGACATTTTCGTATAATAATAATAATAATAATTATATGAAAATATTTTTATACTCTTTCAAGGTGAACGCAATGCGCTATTGCCGCCGCCACTATTGTGGGAATCCTTATCAATCGCCACATTCTTCGCTACTCTCTTTATCACCTTGGCGATATTCCCGTCCTTGTCTCCATCCGTAACGACTTTGGATAATTTCATATACTTTTCGTTCTCTCGAGTGTGGCTATTCATACAACGCGGGTTGGCTTTCGCCCATTCATTTACCAAGACGACGTTTTTGTGTTCTACGGCAAGCACAGCATTCATCATTTTGGGATGGTCTGGGCCATCGCGTTCCCACCGGTTATCATCCTTCACATACAAGGTTTCGCGCTTGGCGTCGCTACAATGGACGGGACGTTTGTATACATCGGTTTTCTTGAGGTTGTTCAAGAGGATGTTTGACATACCTTGGACATAACCAAGACGCTCTACATTTTCCACATCGGTCATATTCACTTGGATGGAATTCACGAAGTCCTTCATGTTCATCGCATCCTTACATTTCTCGTTGAGGAAGAAGTTCATACTGAATGTATTATTATGACTGTTTGTATTACAGTTCGTATTTGTTGTATTATTGGTCGTATTATTGGTCGTATTTGGTTGCTCATATAAAGTCCGTATCATTTTCATCATTTCTTGGTTATTTTGTAATAACGTCATAAACATCTCCTTTGTGATGATTACGTTCTCATTGGATGATATAATATCATCTGCTAGGTGGGTAGTAGTGTCTGTTACTGTGTCTTTTTCTGTGTCTGGCAAAGAAGATGAACATTTGGATATATGTTTATAAATAGTCGTGCGAGACTTGAATATTTTATGACAACAATAACATTCATAACCATCGGGTGATTTTATGATTTGATTCGCTATACTACCACCACTTAAGTGCTTCTCTGTCAAAATGTGACGGTCATAATCGCGTTTACACGTTGTATGAAAACAGCAAGGTTCGCATTTGTATACATATTTACGGTCCATTCTATCTTGATGGTATAATATACAATAGGGAAAGACAATATACCTTCCTAAATATACGCATCGACGATGCCTCCGCCGCCGCCATCACCGACCCTCAAAAGTATCAGTCACGCGTTTTTTCGCCTAAAAATCAGAAATAACAGCATTTCAATCACAAATCGATTTTTGGGTATTGCGCGTTTCGTGTTTCAAAAGTCTCCAGCGCAAACGGCACTTTGGACATTATTGGGAATGTCCCAACCGGAAATACAAAATACCACAACATCCAGACCATAACATCCACATTCACCACAACAACCACATCATATACGGTAAGAGTATGTTTTACCATCCGATAATCCAGTCTCCCCTCCGGGATGGGTAGTCGCACCAATTATCTATAAATATCCCAATTTTGAACGAAATATTTTTCAACGGAATCCGTTCCGAACATATATGATTACACCATTTGATTTTGAATCTTTTGAATTTGAACCGAATATTTTCCTGGGGTTTCCCTCCATTCGTATAATTCTGAATATCTCGGAGGGCGATTCCCCCCCCCTTCGGGTGATTATGACCACCCTTCGGTATCGCGATGAATTCTGGTTCCGATAACGCCGGGGTGTCATTTTTTGTATATACGTATAATAGTATAATACTGCGTAATGTCACCACAAACAAGAAAGACGCGCAACATCGCGCAATACAGTAAAACGCGAAAAAAACGGCACTCGCCGTCGCGGACTACCGCCGCTCCAGAAACAAAACAAGTAGTAATACACTCGAACTATACGCCGGTAAATGACGAGAGATATATTCCTATTCCATCGTATACACCGGCAATATTGCCACAATACGTCACCGATAGTTACGACTGCTTTTATTATAGAATACGACAAACAGAAACAAACGATACTTTTATTGCGACGGTTCGAACACGCGGAATCGGCGATACTGAAATAATTGTTGGTGGAAGTGTAAAATCATTACCGAAAGAATGTGTTAAAATCATAATACAGAAAGACCGGGACGCAGGCAACGGCAATAATATCGTGGAAGCCATATTTTTAGTGGATTATCGGCAACATTGTAATGAAGCAAATGATTTGAAAAGCGCAATTCTACTTGCGCGTGTGGCAGTAAGTTTTGCATATACCTATTTTCGAATAGACAAATTCATCTTGAAAGACCACAGTATGTTTTATTGTTATACGCCGACGCGGACTTATGAATATTCTCTCGCTGGACGATACCTGTTGAAATACGGTGAAACGTGGTATCAACGTAATTTGAATGCGCGAATCTACCATCATCGGACGTTAGATGGAATACGAAAGTATTTAAATTTCATAGAAACGAAACCGGAATTCAACGTTTTTCAGGTATCGTCGTCGTCGCAAACCCGAGAACAATTAAAGCAGATTTGGATGAACGCACCGAACTATCGCGAGTTGGTATTGAATATACTTGATAATATTCCGCGAACAAATGACGCAGAGACGAATGAGAATTGCCATTTATTATATCCGTGGTTTAATCGGATATCAAACGAATATTTGCACGACTTGCTTTACGCAGATAACTTCATATTGAGAGACGGATTTACATTTACGGAAGGGTTGTCTGTTGAATATTTGGGAACAGAGAATACACTTCACGCTGGAGATAGAGAACGTATGAAATCTTTCATAAAAAACAATACAAATATGAAACGAATGGGCGGAGGTGGACGGAATAGCAAACGGTGGTTTGTAAAACGGGACTGAAAATAGTATACATAATATACATAATATACATAATATACATAGCAATGCCTGGAAGAAGACGATCGGGACTCGCCCGAGATAAAAGAGCATACAATTGGTTGAAAATCGCGGATATCATACCCCCGCCATCCTTGTATACCATAACCTATGTCGGAAACACCAACACAACTGGAAATGCGCCAATCGACGCCTCTTCCCCCTACGTCGCAGGTTCAACCGTAACGATTTTAGGTAACTCTGGTTCCCCAGTCTTCGCAAAGTCGGGCTACAATTTCGACGGTTGGAATACTGCCGCCGATGGCTTAGGAACTTCATATTCACAAGGAAACACGTTTACCATCAACGCGAACACGACACTTTATGCCAAATGGTCCGTCGTTCCCGCAGTGCCTGCGCCTACCGCCTTGTCAAGCGTCGGAGGCAATCAAACCGCGTATATCCTGTTCACGCAAACCGGCAGCGCGGGCACTGTAACCAACTACGAATACTCTACAGACGACGGTGCCACGTTTCGCGCATTTACCCCCGCGCAACAATTCAGCCCCGTTGAAATCACCGTTCTATCCTCCGATGGGGCGACTCCTCTTACAAATGGAACTGAGTATACCGTCAAATTGAAGGCAGTGAATTCGTCTGGAGTGACGAGTAGTGAATCCGCCGCAGTCACGGTTACGCCGACGGTCACCACTCTGGAGTCTACTGGACGTATCATCTACTTAGACGCGAACAATGCGAGTTCTTACGCCGGTGGTGGTTCGACGACATGGACGAACCTTGTTTCTGCCGGTAACTACAGCGCAACACTCACCGGTTCACCCACGTTCAACACAAGCAACGCAAATAACAAATATATCGAATTCAACCCAGGGGCGGCGACCGGTCAGTTCGCGCAAATCAACCAAGACGCCTCAATCAATCCGGTCTTAAACCAGCCCTTCACGATACAAATATGGGCCAGAATTAATAATGTGGGGGCGCAAGGTTCTCTCGTAAGCAAAGTATTTGGTGGACCATCTTATGACGGATACGCACTCGGTTATAGAACAGACAACACCTTACAATTACACGAAAATGGTTCTTCACAAGTGAATTATTTCAATTCCGTATCCGGTGTATTGAGTAGCGGATGGCGGTTATATACCGCAAATATTCAATTTGGAAACGGTGGTGGACGAACGAACAAGGTGTTCGTAAATGGACGTCAGGTTCTGACAAGAGTGATCACAAATAATCAGGAATTTTTCTCACTGTTAAGCAACGAAACCGGTATTCCGTCTGCTACGCAAAATATGACATTTCCTACCGGATTTTACGGCGAAGGTGAATGCGATATCGGGCAATTTTACTATTATAATACGGAACTCACGACGACACAAATCATCCAAAATTACGACGCGTCAAAATCCAGATATTTGTAATGATAGCGAAGCGAATCTCAGTAGCACCGTTGTATTTCCTTGAAAAACGAGTTCTCGCCGTCCAATGTGTATTTCTTACTTGGGCGACGGACATCAATGTATCCATCCGTGTCAGCGCAATTTTGCGCAGGCCATCCAAGCCCAGACCAGTGCCATCCGGTAATGCGCGTGACATTATCGCGAAGGACGAGGACACGTTCGTCGTATAATTTGGCGTGTTCTTCGCATTGGGCGTT